CATTCTGAAGGAATAGGTTTCTGACGCCCTTGATGTCAGCGGCCGCCATACAGTAGACCTCACAGTCAAGGTAGTGGTTGTCTGCACCTTCGGTCTTGGGTTGCCAAACGAGGGACTGCTGCCCTTTGCCGTTCTTAACGCTGACCTTATGCTCGGCCGTTACCTGCTGTGCGTATTCCTCATCACAGCCTCGGTAGACCATCCACGAGCCTTTGCCGTTTGGCTTACGCATACGGCTTGCAATCATATCCTTATACTTACCGCCGTCAACGAGGACGAGGTTCATGCCGTAGGCACGAGACCCGGTCTTATTGACTGTCGACAGTCTGTAGTGGGAAAGTTGAGAACCCACGCCTTTACATGGGAGTGCCCATTCCGAGTTGATTGCACAGAACTCGTAAACCTCGTCCGTCTGGTCGCCAGAGTCCACGAGGACAAGGTCGACCATAAACACTGTGCCGTCCGGCTTTCGGTATTCGAGGTTCATGTACTTTTCGACCTCCGCAAATGAGAACGCCTGCCCGTGTGCTATGTTCTGCGAGGTGAGGAAATCTCCCCACGCTCGGATAGTCCAGTACAAGCAGTTCTCCTGCACATCGACACCGCCTGTCACCAGTTTTGTCCACTCCGGCAGCACGAACTGCTCGGTCTCCGTCTGGCGCTCAAGCACCATCTCGGCGTTGGTCTTTAACTTGGTATCCTCCCACGGCTCGGCAAGCCACGAGTTGGTGAAGTTGTGCAGTAGGTCGGGGTCATCTTTGCTCTTGAGAAACTCCTTCGCAATCTCCGAGAACCGAACGAACGGAGAGTAGAGGGTGTTTATCCAGTAAGCAACACGCCGTGCAGTCTTTCCTCGCTCTCGCACCACTCGCCATTCTCCGAAGGCAAGCGCTCGGTTCTTCTCGGCATCGGAAATCGTGCAACCGCATTCTTGGCACACATAGGTTGCCAACTCCGCCCGGTCTGCGGCATCGAGGCCCGCCTCATCGTCTGGCCACTTCAAATTTTGAAATTTCAATTCTATCTGGGCCGAACAATGAGGGCACGGGATAAAGTAATGCTTCTCGATGTCTGCAGACTCCTTCGCCTTCCAGATATGCCCGGTGCGAAGGGTGGGCGTGGAACACATATAAATCTTGCGATTTATAAATGTCTTGGTTCGTTCTCTCGCCAGACTGATTGGGTCGGCTTCTCTGCGGCTTGCCGCAGGGAACTTGTCGACCTCGTCCAGAAAGAGGTAACGGATAGGTTTGGATGCAAGCGAGGCAGGCGAGTTCGCACCGCTGATGCTCACATACATATTGTCGAACTGCATCTCCAGCTTGGAGGAGATGCGCTCGTTCCAGTGTTGTCTAACCGCAGGGGAACTTTTGACCATTGGCTGAATACGGTTGTCGCTCGTACTTTCGCCGAGCGTGTCCGTAGGATACACGATGAGCGTAGGGCCAGGGTCTTGTGCTATAAGGTATCCGAGGCGGTTAAGGATTACCTCCGTGCCGCCGACCTGTGTCGGCTTTACAAATATCGTCTCCTCGATTTCGTAATCGTTCATAGTGTCCATTATTTCGGACAGATATGGGGTGACGCTGTTTCGCCAGTGGCCAGGCATCGCCGAGGACTTGATGTCCAAGATGCGGTGTTCTTCTGCCCATTGGCTGACGCTTATATCCTCTGGAGGTAGGAGGAAGTCGAGCGCCGACCTCTGATATACGGTTACAGGAAACGGTTTGTGCTTATACTTTCGTCTTGTCACTCTCCGTCACTCCCTTTGCCTTCCACCTTTCCGGCGATGACAAAGCCTTGCAACATAGAGTTGACCTCTCGTGCGAGGTCTTTCTCTACAGACCTCGCCACCACAGGCTCGACCACACTTGATATCGTTCCGGCAACTCTGCTCGGAATGGAGAGGGCGAACTTCTTAAACACGACAAAAAATCGTGAGTAGTCCATCTGCACCTCTTCCACGGAGATGTATTTGCCTGCGGCAATAGCAGTCCGAAGTTGGTGCAGTTCGCCTTGGCTCTCCTTGAGGGCGACCTCCGCTTCGAGTTTCTTCTCTCGGAGTTCGGTCTCTCTCTTGTTCTGGTCTCTGCCATACGCCTTGTCCGACAGATAGGCGATGTATTTTTGCACCGTAGGGCCGAGGTCGTATCGTCTGCCCTCCGGCGTTTGGACGGTCTCGATGATGCCGTCCTGCGTAAGCTGCTGAACTCTGCGAACCGACACACCGAAAAGGTGTGCGATAATCTCGACCTTGTAATACGAACCCGAAGGAGTGGTTTTATCCGACATGGCTATACCCCCCCCCGTAAATGTTAAGGCGCAATTCGCTACTCATCGAGTAGCACCGCCTTATCGCCTGTGAGGTTCTGCCAACGCTCAATGATGACCTGTGCATATCTGGGGTCGAGTTCCATTGTGAAGCACTGTCGGTCGAGTTGCTGTGCTGCGATGAGCGTTGAGCCGGAGCCGCCGAACGGGTCAAGCACCTTCCAGTCGAGCATCGAGGAGTTCTGCATCAGTTTCCCAACGAGGGGAACAGGCTTCATTGTCGGATGCTCCTCGCTACGCTTCGGTCGCTCGTAGTTCAGAACGGTGTCCTGTGTTCGGTCGTTGACGAAGTAATGACCTGCGCCTTCCTTCCAACCGTAGAGGATAGGCTCGTGCCTCCAGTGGTAGTCCTGCCGGCCGAGGACAAATACATCCTTCGCCCAGACAAGGCACTCCGAAAGTTTGAAGCCTGCCTCCTTGAACGCCCTGCGGAAGTTCAAGCCTTCCGTGTCGGCGTGGAACACATAGATGGCGGCACCCTCTCTGGCGTATGAGAACATACATCCGAAGGTGTCGAGCAGGAACGAGAAGAACGCTCCGTCCGACATGGAGTCGTTCTCAATGGTAAGGCTGTCCTTGGTCTTGCCGACATACTGGACATTGTACGGAGGGTCGGTGATGATGAGGTCAGCTTGCTGCCCCTCCATCAGCTTCTCCATATCGGCAAGGCTCGTGCTGTCTCCGCACACAAGGCGGTGCCGCCCAAGCTGCCAAACCTGTCCCTTGCGGACATAGGGTTCGGTGATGCTCTCGACCGAGTCGATGACCTCTTCGGCATCGTCCTCGACCGCCTCTACATTCAGAGTTAAGCCGTTGATGAGTTCGTCCTTCTCTTTGATGGTGTAACCCGTGAGGGTGGTGTCGAAGCCGCCGAGCGACAGGTCTTTCAGCAGGTGTGCCAACTTCGTGTTGTCGAAGCGGCCGCCCATCTTATTCAGAGCCACATTCAATGCTCGCTCTTCTGCCTTGGAAAGGTCGACCACGGCGCACGGCACTTCCGTGTATCCGAGGTCTTTGGCCACATTCAGTCGTTGGTGACCGCCGATGATGGTCATGTCTGCGTTGACCACAAGGGGGTCTGCGAAGCCGAACCGCTGAATGGAACGCTTGATGTCCTCGTAATCCTTGTCGCCGGGTTGCAGTTCCACACGAGGGTTGTACTCTGCAGGGCGTAATTCCGAGATAGGAATCGTCCTCAATTCCGCTGTTTTGTTCATCTTCTCACCTCATTTTGGTGGACTTCGTGTGCTTCGGTTCTCCCTTGCGTAACGAAATGCCCGAAAAATTTTTGATTTTGTGCGAAAAAATTCCGCGCCTTCCTCGCCCCGCAACCCCACCCCCTCTGCACAGTACCTATTGCACAAAATTTCTCGTGCAAATAAGGGAGGGGCAAGGCCCGAAAGGACGAAGAGACCTTGCCCCCGGCAGAAAGGACGGTGCTTGGTGCGTGTTTCAGCACGGACAACAAAGAAGCACGACCCAGAAGGTTGCCCCTCTCGGTCGTGCTTTTTCAGTCTATATTATATCACAGGATAGGGTGTTCATGTTCGTCCAATTCCGTCCAAAACCGTCCAACCCTGTCCGTCTTTTATTTGTCGGCATACTTGTCCGGCACTACTACACTCAATAGGGCAGAGCCGTGAAGCCTACGCACCTGCGTGTCCGAGTAGTTCATACGCTGTGCTGTCTCCTCCCAAGAGAGGAACAGTATATATTTACAGCGCAGTACAAGACGCTCATCGTTATTGTGTACCCCTTCGATGGTGTTGTGTATCTCCTGCATCAAAGCGACCATGCTGTTTATCTCTTGCTGTATTTGAGCCTCAAGGTCTACGCACTTAATGACGAGGTTATACTCGGCGGTGTCGCCGTTCCACTTGGTAGCGCCTCCACCAACCTTGTCGTAGGACACGCCTTGTACCGAGCCAAGCATACTGCGTAGCTGTGCCAGTTCGTCCCGATGGGTTTGGATGAGTTCTTTAAGACGGTATCCCTGTTTTAAGTATTGCTTGGCCGTCATAATTTACTCCTCCCTGTAGTGGCAACCTCCCGACAGCTTCTCATAAATGGGGCGCTTCAAATCGAGGGCCTTGATAATGCCTGCCGGAGTGAGGTCGTATTTTGCGGCTACGACACCGCCCAGATTGATACCCTTGTCGCACTTGATGCATACGCTCATAGGTGCCGCCTGTCCGATGGCGTAGGCAATCTGAACCTCGCACCATTTCAGCTTGTATTCTTCGACCATGTCGCAGGCGATTTTTCTCGCCATATAAGCGCCGCTACGGTCAACTTTCGAGGGGTCTTTTCCGCTGAATGCACCGCCTCCGACAGGGCAATAACCGCCGTACTGGTCGCAGACGATTTTGCGGCCTGTCAAACCGCAGTCTGCAGAGGGGCCTCCGAGCGTCCAAGGCCCTGCAGGGTTGGTGATAATCTCGATGTTTTTGCGAAGCCATTTCTGGCCAATTTCGCTGCCGGCCGCCTCATCGACTACGCTCCAAACGAGGGTCTCAAGGTAGGATTTGACGAGGTCAAAATCGATGCCCTCTTTATGACAGGCTGAAACGAGGATTTTTTTGACGCTTGCGATATTTGGCTCGGCATCAAGGTCAACGGTAACCTGCACCTTGGCATCGCCCTTCAAAATGGGGTTGTTTTCGGCGGCCTCTTTTTCGAGCCTTGCGGTGATGCGGTTGGCGAGGTCAAATCCGAAGGGGAGTTTGCTCTTGGTCTCGGAGGTGGCGTAGCCGTACATCATGCCTTGGTCTCCTGCACCTTGCTCTTCGCCGTTTCCTACGCCCGATGCGATTTCGGGGGACTGCTGCTCGATGTAGGTCAGCACATTCGATGCCTTGTAACCGAGTTTCGCACAAACACGGCTTGCAACGCCTGCGTAGTTGACCTTTGCGGTCGTGGTAATTTCGCCTGCGAGGATAATGGTTTCGCCCTTTGCCATACACTCGCAGGCAACATGGCTGTCGGGGTCTTGTGCGAGGCAGGCGTCAAGGATGGCGTCCGAGATTTGGTCGCACAGTTTGTCGGGGTGGTATTTGGTAACCTGTTCGGTAGAAAAAAGTCTCATCTTTTATTCCTCCAATGCTTTTTTAATGATGTTGGCAAGGTAGACACGCTTGCCTGTATTTACGATGGCGGCCAGAGGAGGGCAATTCACGAAGAACTTGCCTCTGCTGTCCTTCTCAAGGATAGATACGGCGTTCTTGTCCGGCTGGCGATTGAGGACGATGCCGTAGGTGTGGTTGTTGGTGTTGTAAACGATGTCCCCGTTTTCGAGGTCGCAGGTCGGATTGACCGCCTTGGCGTTCTGAAGCATCGCAATGATGGTCTCGCCGTCCGTGATGCCGTGTTTCTTGATGGTGGCAAGGATGCTGTTGGCATCCACGAGCCTCATTCCTGCAGCAGGCTCGGTTTCGATGGTGATGACATTGATATTCATTCGGCTGTGCCTCCTTTCAAATAGCGGATATCTCGTTCTGCCTCATCAAGCATCCGAGATGTGATAGTCAATACGGTGGCGAGGGCGTTCGACAAGGGTCTGCCGGGGTTTCGCTCTGCCCAAGACTCGGTGCAGGTGGGGCAATACACCGCCGAGCCGTAACTGCCCCATCCTTCACTGACAAGGTCTTCAGCACTCGACTGATTGCGTTCGACCTCTTCGCTGTGGCGACCACATCTGGAGCAGGTGATTGTGGTTTTGCTCATGGCTGTTTCCTCCTATATGTGCAGTGTGGGCAAACATACCCATACCACGGTATCTTTTGCCCCTTGGCTATGTTCCACCGCTTGCCGCAGACCGTGCAGGTCTCGTAACGGTAGCCGGGGCGTTCTTTTGGTTCTGGTTTACGCTGAAGGGGCATAATATCACTCCCCCTTGTGTCTCCTGTTGATAAGGGATAGCACAATCAGCGTTACGCAAATAATCAGCGTAATGGTAATGGCTGTGTTCATGGTTTCTTCCTCCTTGGTTTGATTTTCTCAAGCCACCTGCGGACGGTGTAGCGTATGACATACCAACACTGCTCGAAGGGGCCAACTTTCCTGTATCCCATAGGTTCACTCCTTGAAGGGGTTTCCCAACCCTTCCAATTCGCCACCGCAGGCAGCATACCCGGCGAGGTCGACCCAGTTGTCAGCCTTGCCGTGGCCCGTGGCGATTCGGGCGATTTTGAGGAGTGCCATCATAGCGGCTACATCGTGCGGTTTGAGGTCTACTCGCTGTCCTTTGGCTGCGAGGTAATCCTCCCAAAGGTGGCCGATGGTGTTGAAACTGTCCTCCGGCGTTCCGTACTGGCTCTGGCGGTCGGTGCAAACGCACTGTTTCGCCGTGTCGAGGATTTCGGCTCTATTCATAACTGCTTACCTCCGTGCTTATAGGGTCTGGTCTTGTTGTACTCGTGCTTCATCTGAAGGAGGTAGTCGACATCAACGCCCTCCTTTGCGCACCAGTCGAGGATGCGGATTACGCAGTCAATCATCTCAATGGCAATGCCCTCCGGCTTTGCGCTCTTGTATTTGCAGGACTCCTCGTTTCCGTGCATAAGGCAGTCGAACTCGTCTGCAGGTTCACAGATACTGGGCGTCTCGCCCTCTGTACAGGCAAACCACACTTTCGGCCGTCCGGCTCGGTATTCCTCCAAAGCCTCCGACAATTCCGAGTGGCAAAGGGCGATGATATCGCCGAAGGTGCGCTCATCGTCCCACCAACCGTGGTCGACTGCGTTGCGGTGGATTTCTTTTGCGAGTTTATTCAGATGTCCCATCTTTGGACTCCTCTCTGGGCTTGACCGCCCTCCAGTTTTCTCCGAGACCGTAAACCGTTCTGAAAAATAGGTCTGCGACCTCCATTGTGTGTTCTTTGGCGAACCGAGTGGCAATCATCTCGATTTTGCCCCACATGGTCGTGGTGTGCTGCCATAGTTTGAGGTCAAAGGCGTTCTTTTCAAACTCTCTCCGAGCCATAAACCCTTCTTGCTTTGCCTGCTCCGCACTGATACGCTTGGAGCGCCAGTCAAAGGAGAGGTTTCGCATGGTCGTGAAGTACATCTGCTCCGCCGAGTTGAGTCCCTCCGGCATAGGCAGTAATTTGACCGCCTTTTCCTTTATCTCATCTGGTGTCATGCACCGTCCTCCTTGCCAAACCACGAGTCCGCTGCGGCGATGATGGCTTTGACCTCTGATACATAGCACACCGAAGCGGCGTGTCCGCCTGCTGCGTTAATGTTGGCGATTGCCTTTTTCTGCAGGGGTGAGAGCCGTCCGACATAGGGACGCTTTACCTCGAAGGCGAAGTACAGACCGTTGCTGACCATCATAATGTCCGGCAGTCCGTTCCTGTTGTAAACGCCTGCGTTGTTCTTCCAGATGATGGAGTCTGGGTCGATGAGGCGGTTCTTTCGCCAGTCCTCAAGTGTGGCGAGGATTTTGGCTTGGAACACGCTCTCCTTCGGCAGGTGGTCTTTGATAAACTCGGCCGCCGTGATGTGTGCCGTCTCCGGCTTGCTCTTAAGGTGGGCGGTGAGGTCGGTGGTCGTAGGGAAAGGCTCAAAGTACTCTGGTCTCATTCCAACGCCTCCTCTCGTCCGTCCTCCTTTGCCTGTGCCTTTGCACCGTCAAGGTAGGCTCTCCAATACTGAATGTCGTGGGCATTATCGAGGCCCAGTTCGTTCTGGCGGAGTTCGTCTGCGAGACGCTTTTCGGCGAACTCTATGACCGATGTCGGTTTGCCCATAATGATGTCCTCCTCTCCCGGTATCGTCCAGTCCTCTCTGCGAAGGTCGAACGCATCTCCGAGTTGAATGATGTCGGGGTAGTTGCTGCTCGATACCTTGATGGCGTATGGGTCAATCTCATAAGCGTAGTATCGAACATTCGTGAAACCCATCTGTTCGAGGCAATACCTCCCCGTTCCGATGCCGTCATACATGGAAAGCACAACAATCTCCTCGTCCCTCGGCACATCTTTGAGAGCGCCTTGGAGAATATGGATGATGACCTCTGCCGTCCAGCCCCCCCCAAGTCCCTTATAGGCTCGGCTGTCGGATACTGCTCTGCAGTAATCGTCCGGCAGGGTCTGAAGCCTACAGCACTCGGTGACGGTGAGTTTTCGGATTATGTAGAAGCCGTCCGGCAGTCGGATAGGATACTGCTTGCCCTTGATAGTGATGAGTCCGTCCCTTACCTCGTAGATATTCTTGTCCGAGTAAGGGGAGTTCTCGCCTGCAGGGGTGGCGTATAGGCCCTGCCCACTTCCTCCGCTGCCACCGCTATTGGCGGTGATGGCACAGGATTTGCCGTTGGCATCGTAGATGCGGTCTCCCTGGCCGCCTGCGTTGATTTCGCCGACACGCACAGGCTCGGTCGGTATGGCGTAGAGTCCAGTCTTGCCACCCATACCTCCGCCGTTGGCAGAAAGGGTGACGCTCTTGCCGTCTTGCGAGTAGACTCGCATCGCCTGCGAGGTGCTTGGTTCTCCGTTCGGTCTTGGCAGGCCGCCGACTCTGATAGGCTCGGCAACCATGCTGTCGGTCACCACGGTAGTGAGGGCGTTGGCTTTCTCGTCCCCATCGGTCTCAAACCTTCGGGAGAGTTTGCCATCCTCGTCACGTCTGTTCCGATACCCTACGCCGACAGGCTCGAAGGCAACCTGCGTGTGGTGCTTTTTGAAGTAGTCTCGAACATTCCCGGCTTGGTGCTTGAGGCAGTATGCTTTGTCTTTGTCTGCCTGCCCCGTTTCGAGGATATCCTTCAGCAGGACACCTCTGTCCTCCGGCTGCGGCACCGTCCAGTTGAAGGCGTAAAACCTCTGGCGGTTCTGGGCCGATACAAGTGCGGAGTTGATGTGCATGATGGGAACTCCGAGAACCATGCTGATTTGGTCTTTGATGGCCTGTGCTGCCGACTTGTTGTTCTCGTATAGGAAGAAGTCCGGCTTGAACTTCTCCTTGGCAATAGCGAAGTTGAGGAACAACTCCCAACCTTCGCCAGATGCTGTGACCTCTCGGTCTTTTCTCTGGGCGATGCTCCACTTGGTGCAGGGCGAACCGCCGATGAGTAGTTTTATCATTCGATTTTGCCTCCTTGCTTTCCCAGAAGGTTGGCGATTACGCAGGCCGCCTCACGAAGTAGGCTCTGCAGGCCAGTATCCGAGGATTTCTCGGCTTCTTGGTTCAAAATATCCACGAACCCATAAGGGTCGTTCTTAACCGCAACGCATACAAGGGTGTCATATTCCTTATCCATTGAACATACCCTCGTCTGGCATTCCGATATAGACGATGATTGCCTTCTTCCACGGCAGGGCATCGAAATACGGTCTGCATTCCGCTTCGGATTCGGGGAGTCTTTCAAACTCCTCATCGGTAAGGCAGCGTTCCAAGACATCGAATACATCGTCATCGCTCTTGAAGCGGATGCAGTCATCGTGCTTGGCAATAAGGAACTCGTCCACTTTGGCGTTGCCCCAACTGCCACACCAGTATCCGTAATCGTCCCCGGCACAAATCTCTCCGTCCACCATTGGGAGGACAGGCAGGTCTGGGTTCTCTTTGATGAGTTTCAACAACTCGGTAAATTTCTCGTTCATAACCTTGTCCTTTCTGGCAGAAAAGTGACCCCGTTCCCGGTGTTCCCACTTTCCCACTCGTTTTGAGATATACTGTAAAAAATATTTGCGAGTAGCGATTTTTGACGCTCTTCGTACACATCAACCTTTATGCTTTCCACTTTTTGTGGGAACAGTGGGAACACATGAGGATATATATAGATAAATCTTACTTATATATAGATAAATCTTTATAAAACCGAGGTTTTTGCGTAGTTTTGAGCAGGTTTCGGGCGTTCCCACTTTGTTCCCACTATGTTCCCACTCGCCCCGTTTTGAGGGGTAAGTGGGAACTAAAACGGCAATTCCTCATCGTCCGTGACCTCTACGAAGCCGTCATAGGACAGTTGAGTGGGAACGGAATCCGTGCCGGAGTGGGAACGCTCTTCAAGTTCAAGGGT